CTGGATGATGGACCCGCTCCCTCCAGAAATACCGAACGCTCAGCGTCCACAGATCGAAAGATTGGTGGAGCAGTACGGCCCGTTCTTTTTCACCAGCTCATTGTCATGGATGTTTGCCATGGCCTTGGAGACTCCAGGCGTCACCGAAATAGGACTCTGGGGCGTGGACATGTCCGCTCATGAGGAGTATGGCCTGCAGCGGCCGGGGTGCCAGTATTTCATCACTCTTGCGATGCAGCGTGGCATCAAGGTTCATATTCCACCTGAATCTGATTTGCTTCAGCCTCCACTGTTTTATGGTGTAACTGAAAACAGCCCGATGATGGTCAAATTGACAGCCAGGCAGGCTGAACTCAACGGGCGCAAGGCTGCGGCAGAGCAGCGGCTGACTCAGGCTCAGAATGAAATCCATTTCCTGGCCGGCGCTTTGGATGACGTCGACTACATAATGAAGACCTGGGTTACAAATCAGACATGGGTCGAGCCAACCATGGGCAAGACCGGGAATGAGGTCAGGGCTACAAATCAGAGCACTGATCGATTGCAACCGATTGCCGGTATGGAGTGGAATGATGATGACCTGTCATTGCCTTCAGCTGTTCGCATAGGTGTAACGGCGGACTGATGGCCACAGCCCTTAGCGAGATGTTCGATCGAGTTGCCGCTATGTCAGGTGACCAGAAGACTGCGCTCGTTAAGGAAATAGAGAACGCAACAAGAGGTGACAAGTGGTTGCCGAACGAAGGCCAGCAGACCGAAGCATATTTTAGCAAGGCTGATGTCCTGTTGTACGGCGGATCTGCCGGCGGAGGCAAGACTCATCTTGAGCTCGGGTGGGGCATTAATGAAGCCAGGTCTGGGATCATCTTCCGGAGGGAGGGCACTCAGACTGACGGGCTTGAGAAAGAGGGCAAGCTGGTTATTGGTGATGACGCCAGGTTTAACGGTGTCGACAATGAATGGACCTGGCCTGATGGCAAAACTCTCAAGCTTGCTGGCATGCCTCAGCCGGATGACTGGGGTAAACATGCTGGCAGGGAAAGGGATTATTACGCTTTCGATGAGGCCGGTGAGTTCCTCGAGATGCAGGTTGCACAGATCCTCGCATGGCTGAGGGCTGAGCCCGGGCGAAGAACGCGGGTGGTATTGGGCTCGAATCCACCCAGGACCAGTGACGGGCTATGGATGGTGAAGTGGTTCGCGCCGTGGCTTGATGATACGCATCCGGATCCCGCGGTTCCCGGTGAGCTAAGGTATGCGGTGCACATCTCATCAGAGGATGAAATTGTCGTTAAGTGGGTAGACGGCCCGGGAGAGTATGAGTTCGATGGTGAGACGTATCTGGCTAAAAGTTATACGTTTATTCCTGCATCCCTTCATGACAATCCATTCCGTGACACGCCTGAATATCGAGCTCAGCTTCAATCGTTGCCTGAGCCGCTCAGGTCACAACTCTTATACGGCAAGTTCTCAACAAGTCTTGCCGATCAAGAAAACCAGATAATCCCGACTGACTGGGTGCGGATGGCTTTCGATCGGTGGGAACCGGAGCCTCCAACTGATGCACCGATGTGCGCAATTGGTGTCGACTGCTCAGGTGGTGGTACGGATCCGATGGTCATGGCGCCTCGATATGGTGGTTGGTATGCCCCGTTGATCAAGACGCCTGCGTCTGAGATTAAGCGCGAGATGGCAGGTTCACAGGCAGCTGGGATAGTAGTCAGTCACCGTAGGCATGACGCTCTTGTAGTGGTGGATATGAGTGGTGGATATGGTGGACCGCTTTACGAGAAGCTTCACGAGAACAAAATACCTGCCCAGGCCTACATGGGTGGTGAGAAGTGTGTCAGGAAGTCAAAGACTGGTAATTTAAAGTTTTCTAATACACGGTCTGCAGCGTATTGGCTGTTCCGTGAAGCACTTGATCCTGATCAGCCTGGTGGCAGTGACATTGCCATGAAGAAGGACAACCGGCTCCTTGCTGGGCTTACTGCGGTGACGTTTGATATTGCCAATGGAGTCATCAAGGCAGAGCCGAAGGTCACCTATGACAAGCGTGGCAAGGTCAATGGTGGCGTTAAGCATAAACTGGGATTTAGTCCTGATGAGTCTGATGCGGTAATTATGGGCCATTTCTATGGTGAGCACAGGAAGACGCACACCCTTGAATGGATGGATCGCGGAACTTTACAGACGCACACAAACACAGGCCGGCAGCCACTATCGGCTCAGCGGAGGATGCAGTAATGGGATTTAGCTTAAAGAAACTTGCGAACAATCTCCCCGGCGTGGGAATGATCAATGACATGTTCAAGGACCCGCAGTATCCGAAACTTCCGGAGCCTGAAGTAATTCCGGTCAAGGATGAGGCTGCGCAGAGAAAGGCCAGGCGTAAGGCAATTGCTGCTCGCATGGCAAAGTCTGGCAGGGCGTCTACGATGCTCACTCAAGACAGCGAGTCACTCGGATGAAAGCCAAGCAGTTAGCTGAGCTCGGGTCAAAGTTACACAGTGATAAATCATCGCTGAATTCTTTGTGGCAGGAGGTAGCTAATAATTTCTACCCTGAGCGCGCTGACTTCACGACAACTCGTTATCTCGGCGAGGACTTTGCTGCGAATCTGACGACATCCTACCCGATCACTTGCCGGCGGGACCTGGGCAATCAGTTTTCAACTATGCTTCGGCCCAACTCAAGGCCGTGGTTCCATCCTAAAAGGAAGTTTGAGGAAAAGGTCACCACTGACATAGAGGTTCGTCAGGTTCTCGAGTACTTCGAAAAAACGATGCGTAAGGCTATGTATGATCCTCCTGCGTTGTTTAATCGATCCACAAAAGAGGCTGATCACGACTTCGCGGCATTCGGCCAGCTGTGTATGTCTATCGAGCTAAACCGTCAAGGTAACGGGATGCTATACCGGACTTGGCACCTTAGAGATCTGGCGTGGAAAGAAAACGCTGATGGCCAATTAGGATTTATTGCCAGGAAGTGGAAGCCTGACATGATGACCCTGGCACAAACATTCGGAAAGGATAAGCTTGACTCTGAGTGGCAGCGCAGACTTGATAAGGAGCCATTCAGTACTGGCCAGGTCATGCACATTGTCTGCGATGCGGAAATGTATGATGAGAACCCTCAAGGAAGACCGAGGTGGTCAATCTATTGGGACATGGATCACAACAAGATTTTAGAGGAAAACCCAATCTTTGGGAGGCACTACATTATCCCACGGTGGTCGGTGGTCGGTGGTCAATACGGGTATTCTCCTGCTGTTGTTGCTGCGCTTCCGGACGCGCGCTTGATTCAGGCAATGAGCTTTACAATGCTCGAGGTTGGTGAGAAGGCTGCCAATCCGCCAGTCATTGCTACGAAAGATTCTGTCAGAAGTGATATTGCGGTGTTTGCCGGTGGTATTACGTGGGTTGATAAAGAGTATGACGAAAGGCTTGGTGATGCGCTAAGACCAATCAATCAGGACTTCTCTGGCGCCAGGTATGGTGTTGACATGATCGGCGACACCCGATCAATGATCCACAGGGCGTTCTTCCTTGACACGCTGACCATTCCAGAAAGGACTGCAGAAATGACAGCCTATGAGGTTGGGCAGAGGGTTCAGGAGTATATTCGAAACGCTCTCCCAATCTTTGAGCCGATGGAAACTGAATACAATTCAGCACTTTGCGATGAGACATTTCACATGATGAAGCGCAACGGTGCCTTTGGCTCCCCGTTGGATTGGCCCAAGTCCATGCAGGAAATGGATGTAGATTTTCAGTTTGAAAGCCCGCTCCATGATCTTATCGATCAGGAGAAATCAAATCTGTGGTCACAAGCTCAAGCCCAGCTGGCAGAGTCGATCGCTCTTGATCCTACAACGGCATTTGTTGTCGATGCGAAGGTCGCTCTGCGTGATTCGCTTGAGGGCATGGGCGTGCCTGCGATCTGGCTGAACAGTGAAGACGAGGTTGATCGAGCTGTTGAAATAAACGCGCAGCAGCAGCAGCAGGCTGAGATGCTTGACCGCATGAAGCAGGGCAGCGAAGTCGCGAGTAATTTAAGTGAATGACTACCTTCAGGCGCCATATGACGCCGGGGTTGTTGCTGCCATGCAGGCCCTGAGGGACGGTGTCGCCAACGAAGATCAACAGTATTTGGCGATGAAGTGGATCATTGAGGTTGCCGGCTTTGCATATCAGCAGTCATTCCACCCTGGCGGGGAAGATGGGCGAAGAGCAACAGACTTCTCTGAGGGCCGGCGATTTGTCGCCAATTCAATTATCAAGATGATGAAAATTCCATTGAGTGTCGTTCAGGCACAAGACGAGGCGAGAAAGAATGAAGCTATTTGATTGGTGGTTGAAGTTTCTGATGTTTTCTGCGGTTGATGGGACTGGGGGCGATCCCCCGGCGGACCCTCCAGCGGATCCACCTGCTGACCCAGATCCCCCGGCAGATCCTCCACCAGCAGATCCTCCCGAAGGCTTTTGGCCAGATGATTGGCAGTCCAGGGTTGCAAAGGGTGATGACGGCCTGGCTAAACGAGCCGGCAGGTATGCTTCACCTGAAGCGATGTTCGACGCACTGGTGGCTGCGCAGAATCGCATTTCCTCCGGAGAGATCAAGGCAGTGCTGCCCGAGAAGCCTACCGATGCAGAACTAGCGACATGGCGGAAGGACAACGGGATCCCCGAGAAGCCCGAGGGGTACAAGGTTGATGGTATCCAGGATGAGGACAAGGGGTTCTTCGATGACTTCATGAAAGAGGCCCACGGGAACAATTACACGCCGGATCAGGCAAAGGCTGTTGTTGATTGGTATTACAAGAGCCAGGAAGCCGAGATTACTGCCAGGCATGAGCAGGATGAGGACCAGAAGCAGGCAGCCATGGACGAGCTCAATATCGAGTGGGGATCTGATTTTCGCAGAAACATGAACATGGTCGACAACCTGCTGACCATGGTCCCTGAAAGCGCGCGCGACGATTTGAAGGGCGCCAGGATGCCGGACGGTACTGGCATATTCAATAATCCTGATGTAGTGCGTGGATTCGCCGCGGTAGCCTTAGCATTGAATCCGGCGGGGACTGTCGTTCCGCTGGGGTCTGATCCGATGAAGGGTGTTGCTGAGGAGATCAAGGACATCGAAACCTTCATGAAAGAACACAGGAAGGCTTACGACAAAGACGAAGAGAAGCAGGGCCGGCTGCGGGAACTGTATGGAATTCGCCAGAACCTGGACCGTAAGGCTGGCTAGTGGCTAACCCGTTCGAGGACTTCCAGGACTGGATCATTGAGAGTGAGACATCGCTGCGCGCGCGGCGCGACCGTAGCGTGGTGGATCTCATGTATCAGGGGTTCAGGCTTGTTGAGGACGTTCTCGATGACAGATATGTGCCTGAAGTGCTTTCCGTAACGGTAGGTGATATTGACAGCGAGGCATCTACTGATGGCCAGGTCATTACTTCTGATGGTGCAGGTAATGCTGCGTGGGAGACGAAGGTCTCTCAGGTAGCGTTAACAATTTATGACGCCCAACCGGCCAGATCGAGTGAGGGAAATTATCATGGGGGCATACAGAGTTTAGCGACCGCTCAAACGTTGAATTCAACCACCCCTATAAATTTATCGAAAGGTACTGGGAAGGTACTGATAGTTATTAATGATGCCGCACCTTCTGGTGGTCTTACTATTACAGGACCGACGATAGATCGTGAGACTGGTGTTAAAACCGACCCTGATACGAACGATATTACGATAGACGCTCAGACGACTGATACCAGCAGTCTGGACTCTAATAATAATGTTGTACACGGGTTTTCTGGTGCCTACATTTCAAGCAATTGGTTTACTGGTGCGATAGCCATTTCAACGGCAGATTTAAATTTGACTGATGTGGATGTATATCATGTCAGCTTCGAGCAGTTCAACGATACGGCTTCTTACACTATTCAAACTTTCGACGCTAGTTTATGGACAGAGCATGCAAATGCTGAGTTCAGCGGATACCTATATTCTCTTACTGTTTCAGGAAGTAAATGTGAAATAGTAAGAGAGGCTAGTTTAAATTTAGGTTTGGATGGGGAGGCCCCTATTGCTGACCGTTACTGGAGGCTCCGTAGTGGGAATATCGGAAAAGTTATGGATGGATCTACTGATGGGATGTGGATAGATTGCTTTTATTCTAATTCTCCCGTGTATGTAGAGGACGTAACGATTAAGGTTTGGGCTGATATGGTGCTATAAATTAGGTAAGATTTTACCATGACTTTTGTTTTATGATTTAGATGGTTAGAGCCAAACGCAAGGCGCCGAGAAAGACAAGCTGGCCCGCATAGCGACACCCCAGCAAGCCTGTATTGGATACCCCGAGCAATGAGGCACGTTATTTGTGTAACTTATTGAAAAGGAGAGGAAAATGTCGGATACGGCTTTCCAGATCCAGTACAGGCAGGAGTTCATCCAGGCCTTCGAGCAGCACCAATCTTTGCTGCGCGAAACCGTTACCACCGAGGCAGTCATCAAGGGCAATCAGGCAATATTCCTGGTCGCTGGCAGTGGTGACTCCGAGGCTGTGTCTCGTGGCGTGAATGGACAGATCCCGGCCCGTGCTGATGACAACACGCAAAACACCGCGACACTTCGCGAATGGCATGACCTGGTTCGAAAGACCGGATTCAATGTATTCGCCTCCCAGGGCAATCAGCGGTCGATCATGCAGATGACCACCATGGCAGTCCTCAACCGAAAGATCGATGACCTGATCATCACCGCCTTGAGTGGTGGCACTGTAACTGCCGGCGCCGGGGCTAT